AGCATGGTGAGAATATAAGAAAAGTCCATCTTGATATACAATAGCTCCAGCAGTAGTACTTCCGCCCACAAAAGTCAATCTGTCAGATATATCACAAGGCTCATAAGTTCCTGGTAAAAACTCATCTATTGCTTGGTAGATATTAAACCTTCTACAAAAAGCCCCTACCATACCCTCTTTTTCTAAAGGGTTTTCTTGTTGCTTCAACAAAGTTAAATGATGTTTTTGGGCATCTGGAACTTCTGGCCATGTTGTCACATCTCTCCAATCAGCATACATGTTAAGGACTGCCTTACCATCTAGCATAGGCTTGTCAGCATAGGTAAAAACATAATCACTATCAGTAGAATGGCTTGGCCAATACATTAACCTAACAGCTTGAAAGGTAGTAGGATCACAATAACGCAATCCTATAGACTCTGCTACCTTTCTCGCTATCGGTTCATACTCATCAGCAGACACGTCTTCAGCTAATGGCAAAATAACTCTTATTCTTGGTTTAGTAGTTTGGTGCTTACGAGTACTGTACACTGCATAAGCACAACCTAAACTATTAAGAGTTTTTATAATCTTAGTGTCATCTTCATAAGCTAGATTATCTAAGTCAAGAGTAATTAAACTCCTGCTTTCAACAGCTTCACTTCTTCTAAGATTACCTTTTAATTTTCCACCAACAAAGCCACCAACATCCTTAATATCATCTTGCTTAGCCTTAGAATAAGATAAGAACTCATCAAGTGTTTCAGCTGTTATTTTAGGTTTTCCTAATTTTTCTACAAATTCAGACCAGGTAATTTCAGTTGTTACCCATTGCTTAGAGTGTCTGTTATTTGCTTCAGATATTATTAATTTTCTCGAGTTCTCCATCTGCTATCTCCTTTTATCCAAGTTCTATTATTTTGTTAACACAGTTAATCGCATCAGGAATTTTTAGAGCGATTATATTTCTAAAAGTTTCATTCATTAGTAGAGCTTTTTTAGCAGGCATTTCTCCACAAATTCCAAATATTATAGTTGTCCAGTCTGTGTCTAATTTATTTGCGATGCTGTCTAAAGTATTTTCGTTATCATATTCATCTACTTCATTCCCTTTCTCTATCCAAGACAGGTATTCAACTGCCTTGTTGTAGTCTTCTAATCCGTTTTTCTTTTCTGCACGAACCAGGTACTTAACTACATTCCAAATTCTAGTCCCTAAAGGGTTAGGCATGTTTCTGACAATTGCGTCAGATAGATCCTTACATTCAAAATTACAACCTGGTATCATATAATGTTTAGGTGAGTGAACATTATCACTAGCAAGCTCTACATTCTTTTCAAAATCCTTTTTTAAATCTTCATCTGGAGCTTCACCGATAGCAATTAGTATTTTCTTTTCAAGAGAAGGACTTTCTATATTAAGTCTCCCATTTTCTACGTATGATAGAAAGCCTTGAGTAACACCTATTTTTTCAGCAAATTCTGTTTGTGATATTTTATTTTCATCTCTAAATTTTTTAATTTTTCTTCCTATATGCATAATTTCCTCCTAATCTTTCATATAATAGCTACCAGCAAATCCTGCAGCATTTAATATTAATCCTTTTGCCCAACTAATTTCTTCTGTCATAGTTTTTATAACTTCTTCTAATTCCACAGACTTTGGAACGTCCAGAATTACCTCATCATGAACATGAAATACTATTGGCCAACCTTTAGCTTTTACTCTTAACAAAGTTTCAGTTAAGCAATCTCTCGCTATGGCCTGTACAATATTTTCCGTTAATTTCCCTCCATAAGTTGGGATAACTTCCCACTTCTTAGTAGTTTGGTTAATACCCATATAATGCATTTGCATTTGTCCAAATTGGTTTTCTTTTAAAAATGGCTTTGGATAGAATAGTTTTCTACCACTCGGCAATTCTATTGTAAAAAAGTCTTGTCCGTAAATAAAATCGTACTCTTTAGCTAACTTTACACATTTAACTGTCTGTGGTTCTCCAGTCTCTAATACTTCAACAGAGGCATTCTCTAATGCATACCACAGCTCCACAATTCTTTTAGATGATTTTCTCCATCTATCTACAATGTCTTTCATTTCTTCATCGGTTAAGCCCATATCAGCTGCACCCATAGCAGTTAAAGCTCCAACACTACCTTGGTATCCTAGTGCAAGTTCTGCAACTTTTCCTTTAGCTCTAAGATGATAGTTTTCTTCACCTTTTGCGATGGTATTTATTGGCACTCCAAACATTTGAGATGCTGAGGCCTCATAGATTTTTCCATGAGTTTTAAACACTTCCATTCTCCACTCTTCTCCAGCAAGCCATGCTATAACTCTTGCCTCTATTGCTGAGAAGTCTGACACAACAAAATGATTGCCCTCAGAGGGGATAAATGCTGTTCTGATAAGCTGTGATAAGGTGTCAGGTATATTTCCATAAAGCATTTCTAATAGTTCACCATCACCTCTTTTAATAACATCTCTAGCTACATCTAAAGTTTCTATATAGTTACGAGGCAAGTTCTGTACTTGAACTAATCTTCCTGCATATCTTCCAGTTCTATTGGCTCCATAAAATTGCAATAGTCCTCTTACTCTTTCATCTTTACACATAGCTTCGTCCATAGCTTTATATTTCTTAACAGATGTTTTAGATAATTCTTGCCTTATTTCTAATACTCTTTTTGCTTTTCCATCTTCTAAAGTATCTACCATTTTTTCAACTGTAGCTTTTTGCAAATTCTCAACTTCTTCTCCTGCTTCTTTTAACCAATTTAGTAATTGACTTGTAGAATTGGGATTGTCTAACTTTGTTATCTCTCTTGCTTCTTCTAGTAAATTAGCCCTGGATAATGCATCTATATACAGAGCACCGTGGACTAATTCACTATCAACTCTTACACCATAGGCATTCATAAAAGTATCCAATATCCAAAGTTTCCATTCTCTTTCAGGGACAGGAAAAGCACTTAATCTTCTACCTATTTCCATTTCAGTAACTACATCTTGTATACAGTATTCTTTAAATAATTCCCATTTTTCTGGAGCATGATGTGGCAGGTTTCTAGTTCTGTTTCCGTTGCTCTTAGTTGGGTTACATGGAATACAGAAATATCTAATTAATGCACTTCCAGTTGTAAGTTTTTTCTTATCTTGTGGTAAACCCATAGCATTACCTATTGCAGCAAGACCTGCAGTATATCCACAATAAAGACCATGAACCATTGTGCATTGCCATTGCTCTAAAGGAGTTTCTATTCCAGCCATATTCAAACACCACCACTCAAAGACAGCATTATAAGCATACTTAATACAAGTTTCATCTTTTAAAAGGTGTAATACTTCTTGTGGTATAGTTTCACCTTGTGCAAGGTCTACTATTTTTACATCTTGGCCATCAATAGAATAAGCGAATAACAGTATCTGGAAATCATCACTCATTGCATATTTATAAGCACCTGATTTTCCTATGTCTACAGAGCTGAATGTTTCTATATCAATATTTAAAGTTCTCATAATCGCTCCTTTTTTGAAATTGAAAGGCAGTTTTCACACTGCCCTTCTTATAAGTTTTTTTATAGAATTGGTTCTCCAGTAACTGGATCTATTTCTACCTCATCAAATTCATTTTCTGCTTTAATTCCTACAGCTGATAAAGGCTCTCCATCCATTAGCTTTTGAACATTTCCAAGTCCACAACCTATTCCTTTCTTACCACTTACTGCATATGGGAAAAAGTTTAAGGATACTCTTGCATAAATTCCTGAGTATATTTCAGATTGATTAAGAATTGGTTGTAGCTTCGAGTCTACTATTCCAGGTTGGTAATCAATCTTTGCACTTGCTGTAAACACCCAGTGCCCTTTACATTCGGGTCCAAATTCTTGGCCATCTGATGGTCTCACTCCGTCTCCATCATATATTGGGATAGTTGGTTTTGGAGGTTTAACTCCATTCCACACACTGCTAATTCCTTTTTCTATTGCTGCATTTATAGCTGCATCTAGTTTCATTTTAGTTTGTACATCAGTCTTTGGAACTAGAATTGTACAACTGTACTTTTCTTCTTGCCCTTTTTCTGCTGCATAAGGTTTAAATAAATGCACATAACTTAATCTCACTTTCCCTGTCATTACTCTTGTTTCATTAGCCATTACTATCACTTCTCCTTTTATATATTATTAATATCATCAACTGCACTAAATTCATCTTCAGCCTTTATCTTGTTTGTTATAGCTTCTCTTTTATCTGAAGCTTCTACAAGAGTTGGCTTACCTACATTCATAACTATTAAATCTCCAACTAAATTATTAAAATCTTTTTTACCTATTACCTTTTCTATTTGTGCTAAAGTTAAGTACTTTCTTTCGTATAACAGTTCTTCAGCTATTCCATTTTCTTTAAGTACTTTTATAGCTTCATCTGTGTTTTTAAAACTTCTACTACCTCTACCATTAACAGCCTTCCAACCAGGAACATTATTTCCTTTTAAACTTTCTGCTAATGCATACTCTTTTAAATCTTCTGCCCATTCAGCTAAATCTTGAGCCTTCTGTAGAATTTCACCAATTTCTTCTAAAGATAATTGGTCTGCAGCTTTAAACTCGTACTTAGCAAGTTCTAAATTAACATTAGCCCTCTCTTTACAGATAGATTTAGCTTTACAAAATTTACAGTGTTCTCCACACTCAAAATCACCCTCACCATTTAAAGCCATTACAGCCTTTTCCTGAGCTTTCTTAGCAAAGGTTAGTAAGTAATCGAGACTACATTCCCAAGTGTCTATGCCAGTTAATCTCGGCTGTACAATTGACATTTTAATATGCTCTATAGGAAATATCATTTCGTAAGCGAGATATGCTCCTAACGCATACAGAAGTAACTGAGCATTATTTTCAACACTTACAGGAACACCTTTCCCATACTTAAAATCTATAACGTGTAAAGTATCATTAGAGATTAATATGCAGTCAGCAGTGCCAAACCCACCAGGAACATATTGAGAGAAATCTACTTTTTGTTCCACAGAAATATGTGGAGTAGTTTCGTAACTGTACATCTGTTCTTGTATAAACTCTACATACTCATCTGTGTAACCTTGCATTTCTTCCTGGTAAAGTTCTTTATCTTTTAGCTTCTTCATAGCTGAAGTAAATTTCCTAGGAGTTAAACCAGGATCTATTAATTTTTTTACTTTTAATTCCGCTATTTCGTGTGCCAGACTTCCTTCTTTTGCATATTCACTCTCTACATCTTCAAATTGCTCACAGAGTCTTACAGAAGGTGGACAAGCCATCCACCTTGATGCACTAGAAGGTCCTAATAGTGCATGTGCCATTAAATATCAACTCCTAAATTTTTAAGTTCTTGAACAAAAGCTCCATAGCTTTCTTGAGGTAGAACTGTTATAGCCTTGACTCCAAACTTAGCTAACAGTTCTCTCATAGCTTTTCTGTTATTTACAGCATCTTTTTCTACCCAAGTGGCAGCTATTGTTTGTAGATCATTTGCCGTATACTCCGCTGTCTTAGTTGGTAAAGGAGTTGCTACAGCTACGGGTGCTTCTTCTTTAGCTGGAGCTATTGGTAGTTTTTGAGTTGGAGCATCTTCTACCTTTTTAATAGATTCTTTTTTCTCTTCTGTTTTAGATTTAGCATTGTCTAAAGCTTCACCAATTGCTTTTTGTGTACTAATTATTACCTCAGTACAGTTAGCTTCTATGAACTCTCTTATTTCCTTTTTAACTTCTTCCACACTTCCTGTAAATTCTACTTTTACCATTTTTTATATCCTCCTATTTGCAATTTTTATTAATTTGTTGTACTATATAATCAAAATTTGGTTGATAGTCTGTTGTTGATGTGGTAGTCGCAACAGACTTTTTATTATTTACCAGCATACTGAACACCTCCTTCACACAGCATAATTCCAAAGTTCTTTAATACCCATAGTCAGAGACTCACCCGTCACAATGTTTGATAGAACAGCAATATCTCCGT